GCGTTTGAGGATGCTCCACAAGTTCTTTTTACCTATATACTTCATTTGATTTGAAGTGTTAGTAATACAATAAACAAACCCTTGATATTCTTCAGGGGCAGTTGTAAAAGGTTTGTCTTGGTAAATCCAAGTCATTTGTTTGCCGTGTTAATTACTTCACGTATGGTCATTAGAGCCCTCCAGGCAATACCTCTGTGTTTCATCTGGGGCTTATTGATATGTAATACATTGTCATAGTAGTCATAGTATTCATTTAGGGTATCAAGAGCATTGCGAACAGCTACAGTTTGATGTATTTCAAACATGTAAGGCTCTTGTTGGAATAATTGTTCAAGTGTTTCAAGTACACCTCTCCACACTACATTGTCCATTTGATGCAGGTATCTGTTCCAAATAGTTTTGTTGTTGATGTTGATATCACCGTCTCTTGCTACTATCTCATTGAGAGTCTTTGTAACATGGCACATGATATCAACACTTAGTTCAACAGTATTACTCAACTTAGTCTTCGCTTGGCTTTAGTACAACAGGCTCATCTAGGGTTACAAAGTCCGCTTCGGAATATGTCCAGTTGTCTTCACCGTCTTCTGGTTCAACATATATTTCAAAGTCTCCACTTGAGTTCTTTGTGTATTTGACTGCACCGTCTGTCCATACTGCTGTGTTATCAATTCTCTTCATCGTGTTCTTCTCCAATTTCAACTGTGTTGTCTGATTCTACCCAAGGTAGAGGTGCTGAGCCTTCTCCTTGTGCAGGTTCACTGGTCATGCCCAATAGATTCTTGGCAAGGAATATTTGCACTGCGGCATTCATATTTGAGCAGGCATTCTTAAACATTGCACGTCTAAGTTTAATCTTCATAACCTCTCTGCCTTTTACAAGTTCAGCCGCAAAATTACGACTGATAGCGTCTTCTTTTACTCCAAAGAAGTTGGCGATCTCTTTGTTGTTGCAACCAAGAGCAGCAAGTTCTTCTACTTGATCCTGAGGTACAATTGTGTTGTCTCTACCAACTGGCAATCCAACTATAGTACCTTCAGTGGGTGCTTTTGGCTTTGGTCCTGTTTTTGCTTTTTCCATACAATTATTTATTCTTTTTTGAGAATTATGGTTGTTTTATGGCAGATTGCCGGCCCGGTTTCATATTCCCTAAGACGGCTGTGCCGTGTTCTCTTGACGAAGTCGTTCTCTCTGCCAAGAGAATGAGTCTCAGACGAAATATCAAATACCTCACCTGAAAGGTGTGTTTGTTATGAACTAAAGTTCTAAGTAGTTCTATAGTTCTAAGTAGTTCTATATAAACACCACTTTTTCTTGACAAAGCATAAATACTAGTGTATACTTAATGTATAAACAAAAACGGAGAAACACAATGGCAACCCCAAACACCCTAGACAATTTCAGCCTTTTCTTATGGAGCAATCCTGAAGGCTATCATATAACTGTGACCACCAACTACAACACCCCAACTGAAAAGCGCAGTTTTTTTAGCTTTGGTAAACAAACTTATAAAAGTTGGAGAGCATTTAACCTACATCAACCTGAACCCTTACGAGAGTTTTTTAGCAAGTTTAAAGGCGACAACAAAGCAATTAAAGAAATAGGCAATGACTATTGGATCAGCAAACTAGCAGTGAATACTGGATCAAAAGGAAGACGTACTGCCCCAGGTGCAATGATACTAATTGATGACAACGGTACATTTAGATTTAAGTTAAGCCTTGCACAACACACGTTTGGTGGTGAGTTTGACGCCAGCACACTCAGTGACAAGCAGCGCAAAGGAGCTAAAGGCATGTGCCTTGGCAGTTATATTTGGAAAGAAGATACAGAAATTGACGACTATGCGGAGGCATTCTAATGGAACTATTTGATGACAGCGATATAGACCGGATGATTGCTGAGTTAAATCCCGACATCAACTTTAAAACCGTGAAGCATTATGACGCTAACTGGGCTGCTCTAAAACAAGAAACAAAGCCTAAGTTTGACACCAGTCGTTGTGTTAAAACAAAAACACCTACGCTAATGCAGTTTGAAAAACATTACGGATTTGTTTACAGACGTTTTGATGGTACTAGTTGGCACACAGAACTGCGTCAAATTGATACAGAGAATAGAGTGAGAGGATTAACCGCCAGTCAAAGACTGCTAAAAGATAATATTGACACAATATTTGCTTTAAAGAACTTTGAACATAAACTACGGTGGATAACGCCAACTAATAAAACAAGTAAAGAGTATGATCCCCGCTATCAACTGCTACAGTTTGGTTCAAGCTGGATGTGTTGTATTGATGATGAAATATATGAAGCTAGTAACACTCGCCGCCCACCTAATAGAACGCACAAAGAAATTACTTTTAGCACTCGCCAGCAGCCAGTGTTTACTCTTGCAAGTACTAATAAGATGCTGGATAAATTGATATAAAAAAGCCTTAGACTACAGGAGTAATCTAAGGCAAAAGTTGTCAGAACTTTTTTTATTATAGGAGTGTAGCGAGCAAAACGGAGTTATTTCAATGGCATTAGAAATTTAGATGTTTGTGTTAGATTTATGACAGCCTAACTACTCGCTACACATTTATTTATCCATTTGTGCTGTTTTTGGTTTGTTTTTGGCACCTGGAGGACGTCCTGGACCGCCGTGTCGTTGCTGTTTAGGAATCTTTAATCCTGCTTCTAATATGTGGTAATGTCTTAGTTCTACATTTGTTAAATTAAATTCACCAGTGCTAGGTGATTGATACCACTTGCAGGTTTGGCACTGTTTGCTCCAGTGCGGGTATGGTTTAATCAATCGCTTGGTGTATACTATGCGAGTATGGTCTAACTCACAGTTGCAGTCTTCACAGTTTGGATAAGTTCTAGGTGGTAATTCTAAGTCTTTCATGCAACTATTTAACAAATAGTATAAAATTTAAGATTAAATTGGCATACTGGCAACAATAGTAGCAACTGCCCCAACTAAAGCAACAATAATAGCAACAACTCCAGTAATTATAACTTTAGTCATTGACAGTTTGGCTGCGTGTATGCTGTCATTCAACAAATCAACTTTTGTTTCTACTTTTGAAAGTCTGTCATCCAATTGCGAATACCTCACTGCACACAAGTCAACGTGTGCTTCAAGACTGGTGCGTTCGTGTGTTGTGGTTTCATTTAACATCAGGCGCTTCTATTAACGCACTTCACACGGAAATTTCTTCTGTCAGTAACACCATTGCCAGTAACAACCTTAGCTGTAACAATATAAGTTTTGTTGGCTTGTCCGCTGCTAAGTTGTACATAAGTGTCACTGTCTGAGTCAGTTATACCACTGTCAACTATAACAATTGGAGCAGGATCATTTATTCTTGCTGCTACTGTGTAATCAACAGTTGCAATAGTGTCTCCTGTGTCTAGCCACGTGCTCCAGTCAAAGGTGTAGATCATCACTGCTTCAACATCTTTGTCTATTTCTAATCCTTGATTGGTTTGATAAAAACCAGTTCTATTGTTGCTCATTATAATTCTCCTAGTGTGAATGTTCTTGTTTCTTTATGAATAGTGTGTGTTCTTGTTTCTTTGTCCACTGTGAACACTCTTAACTCTCTTGGTACAACATACACATATCTTGTTGTATCAATAATTGTACCAATTACTGTTTGTGTAAATGCTGCACTAATGCTACTAGTGGTACTTACTAATACACCTGCCGTAGACGTTATATTAGCTTCACACACGGGCGAAGCACTTAATTGCTTAGTAAGTGTGCCGGTTGCTGTTATTGCAGTTGAAACACCTAAGGTGCTGCTAGTTTCTGTTGTTTTTGTTGCTGTTGCAGTTTGTGTAGAGTCAACTGCTAAGTCAATATCACCTGCACGACTTACAACTGCTGTAATGCTTGGAGCAAATGCACCTGCTAGTGTTGCACCTGCTTCAACTGCCTTGATACCAGCGACTGTTTGTGTTGCAGTTACATCTAGTGCGGCACTTGTGGTTCTTGTAATTTTAGGTGTTGCAGCAAGTGTGGTATTTACTTGACCTTCAAATGTAGTTGTACCTAAGAAAGTAACACCAGTTGCTGTTGCTGCAAATTCACTTGCAAAATTAGCGTTTAATCCTTTTGCACGAATACCTATACTATCTAAGGTTGCAGTTGTGTCTAGGTTTGCTACACTACCTGCTACTAATTCACCATCACAGGTTATAGTTGCTGATGCTGTTAGATTACTTGCAGCAAAGCGTATTCTATCGCCGCTTGCACTCGCTGTTGCAGTTGTGTTTAGGCTTGCACTTGTTGATGCTGTGAATGTTGCAGTTGCAGCAAGTGTAGCTGTTAAATCAACATCAACAAAGAAGTCGCCTACTTTGCCTGCTGCTGTAAGTGTTGACGCAAATGCTGTTAAGTCACTTGCAAGTTGTTTAATACGCAAGTTAAGCGCGGTTATGTCCGCTGTTGCTGTTTGAGTGCTAGTTGCACCTGCAATTGTGTTTACAACTGCGTTTTGAGCGAATGTGCAGGCTAGGCTGGTAGCGCCTTGTTGTATTCTAGTTGCTGTGCTGGTTTGTGCAAACGTGGCATTTAAACTAGCGTCTGAGGTTAGTATCTTGTCCGCTGTTGCTGTTGTAGCGAATGCTGTTGCTAGTGTTGCACCATTGTTAACTATTCTATCAACGTCTGCGGTAATTGTTGCTGTTGTTGTTAAATCTGCTTCTGCACTACTTGTTTCGCCTGCACTTGCAGTCAACGATGCTGTTGTGCTTAGTGCTGCTGCGCCAGATAGTGTAAAGTCAAGCAGATAATCGTCAAGTGTTTGTTCAAACTGGTGATATAAAACTGCGGTATCAGTGTTAGCTGGACTTCTAACTGGTCCAGTGTCGTTTACTCTAAATGTTACTAGGTCAAATCTTGGGTATGGCCCGGAAGGATTTGAATCGCCTTCTGGGTTGTACAGTGTAATTTGACTTATGTCTGAATATAACTTGCCGTTGTAGGTTTTACTGCCAACTTCAATATTTCCGTAATAAAAGGTAAAATCATTGCCTACTCGTTGCAAAGTAAAGTTGCTTTGAATTTCAGTAAGATTACCAACCTGAGCTGTAGTAGCAGTTATTGTTATGTAACTACCGTTTTGTTTACGGATTTTTACACTTGGTAATTCAACAGTATCATTAACTCTTTCATAACCAAAGTTAATGGTGTTGTCCATAATAACATATCTTGGACCGGTGATGGCATATACTGTGTTAAATCCTTCACCAGCACTAAGTATTGTGCTGTCTCCAATAGTTGTTCTTCCATCATTCTGTTTGTGATACACGTGAAGATAAAAGTCATCACTGTCTAAATCAATACTGTCAAAATTTGCTGCAAGTGCAACTGTTTCTGCAATTACACTGGGTTCTTGTAACTCAACCATGTAATCTAGATAGAAACCACTAGTTTGATTGCTTGTATAATCGTAAACTGTATCGTCAGTTTGCCAACGTGTGGCTAAAGGCCGTGCTGTGCTATAATTGTATCCAACAAAGTTGTTTGGACGTCCAAAGTTTAAATTACGAAGCGGATTTGCACTTGCAGTAAATAGTGTGTTTAAACTTGCGTCAAACTGTTTAATTATTCCTACATTTGCACCAGCAGTTGCAGTTGCGTGTAAGTCTATGCTGCCATTCAAACTTGCTGTTGCTGTAATGCTTGGACTAAACACACCGCTAAGTGTTGCATCAAGTTGTTTAATTCTTAGTGAATTAATAGTCTGCTCAAAAGAAATCGCTAGTGAACTTGATGTTGCTCTTGTTCTACTAACGATTGGGGTAGCCGCGAAACTTGCTGCAATACTCATTGCTGTGTCGCGAATCCTGGCGCTTTGTAGACTGAGGTTAACAATGTTGTCAAGTGTTACATCTGTGGTTCTTGTTCTCTCAAAATCACTTGCAAATGCTGTTTGCAGTGCCATGTCAATTGAGCCATTGCGACTTGCGACAGCTAAAATACTTGGACTGAACACACCATTAAAATTAGCACCACTGGACTTAACAATTCCCGCAGTTACAGTAGATGCGAATGCGACAGTAATTGTTGCACTTGTTTCTAGTATTGCGCCTTCTTCTTGGTAGTAGGTTGCATCTATATAACCTGTCGCGATGTAAGGCTCATACTCATAGTAGCCTGTTTCAATGTAGTCTTCTTCGTAATAATAACCTAGTGCGTCACCTGTTTGTGCCATTACAATTCCTTACAGTTGATATCTTATTATAACAACACCACTGCCACCAGTGCCGCCTGATTTATTACTGCCGCCGCCGCCACCACCGCCTGAGCCTGTGTTTGCTGTGGCTGGATTGCCTACACTAGTTTTACTGCCGTCACCTCCGCCGTGTGTTCCTACACCTATTCCTGGATTGGCCCAAGAAGCTAAGCCACCACCGCCTCCTCCACCACCGTAGTATTGTGTTCCGCTAGCAAATGTATCTGTAGTTGATACACCATTACCGCCAGCGCCACCGCTTTGTCCACTAGCAGTTGATCCTACTCCGCCATTGCCACCGCCAGCGCCACCTATCTCTGGACCATCAGTTCCAGCGCCACCTGCATATGTTCCTGTGCCACCCGCTTTGCCGCCTTGCCAGTGACCACCGCCGCCTCCGCCTGCTGCATTAGTTCTTGAATTACCAGTTTGATGTTGTGATCCGCCACCACCACCACCACCTTCACTGGTGTAGCCAAATGCACTTGTGTCGTTGCCATTTGCGCCTGCTGCTCCGCCTGCACCAATAGTAATTGTGTAATTTTGTGCTGTAACTGCAATGCTGCTTTGATATCTTACTTGGGCGCCACCGCCACCACCACCTGCTATGTTACCAGCGTCTGAACTACCGCCACCACCGCCTCCGCCAACAATTAGTGCATCAATGTTTATTGATTCTAACGGTGTAAATGTGTCGCTTGATGTAAGTGTGTGTATTGCGTAATCATTAGTGCCATCGTTGTAGGTGCTAAATGTGCCGCCAGTTGCTAGTGGAGTAACCGTGTCGTCTGTAAATGTAGTTGAACCATTGGCTCCATCACAATGCACCAATAATAGTGTATTGTCGTCATTTGCAAATGCACTTGTGCTTGGTGTAAATCCACTAGTGTAACGTGCGTTATCTGAAACACGCACTTCGTCCATGTATCCATTTATACCAAAACTATCTGTAGCTGCATCAATACCACCAATACTAATAAAGTTTGCACCTCCGCCGCCTAGGGTATTGGTATCTGTGTCAGACTGTAGGGCTACACCATTCACATAAAATGTAAAGTTGTTTGTGCCCATTCCATCTCTAACCAATGCTATATGATACCAAGTGTTGTAGCTAAATGTTTGTGTAGTAATGTTGGCACCCATTGTGGAATTGCCCCACTGCCATTTGTTGTCAGTTGTTCTTGCAGCAATGTAGAGGTTATTTGCATTAAATCCACCTCTGTTGCCAAGGAATGTCATGGTATCATTAGAACTGTTGTCAATTATATAAACCCAAGTTTCCCAAGTGAAATCGCCACTAAAGATAAAATCATCACTGGTGTTGGTTACAATTGTATCTGTTGATCCATCTGTAGCATCAGTGGTAAAAAATCTTGCACTTGCTCCACCAAACTTTGATTGCACTGTGCTTACTTCAACATTGCCGTTTGCGGTAAGTGTTTTGGCTGTTCTGCCACCTGCTGCTACGGCTGCTTGGTATGCTAGTAAACTTAGTCTTGCGGCTCCTAAAGGCATATTATTCTCCTTACGCTTGGAAGTCTGTTGCTATACTAGTCCAATAAGTTGTGCCATCATAAAAGATACTTACAATACTCTTGGTGGTTAGTGTTTTGTTGCCGCCTGCGAATACATAATCACCTGTGCCACTTGCTGTGCCTGAACCATTAACAAGTAAGGTAACACTTTGTCCTGCAACAGGATCTGTAAATGCTGGCAGTGTAAGTGCTGAACCAATAGTAACACTTTGAACATTTGCGTTGTCTGCATTAATACTAGGAGTATCATTTGACCCTATACTGAAGATTTCTTCAGTGTAGCCTTGTAAATTCTTTGATGCTTCAAATTCAGCGCCATTGTATATTAACATTGTTCCGTCTGTTTTGACAGTGCCTGTGAATGCTTCATAGTTAAAGTCTGTTATTGAACTTACATTGGTTATGCTGATTGGGCTACCGCTTAAGACATTTGATATTTCATAAGTGGCAACGCCGCCGACAACTGATGCAATATAATAGTCTGTGTTAAGTGCTAACCCAGCTGTTGTTACATCAGCGCCTGTAAAACGAAGTCTTGTGTTGTATGCTAAAACTGGGCCACTTAAACTAAGTGTGTTTGGATTTCTTACTGCGTCAGTAGCAGTTACTGTGCCAGTTTGATTTGAACCTAAATCAACATCACTTAAATCGCCAATGCTTTCGCTGTTGATGTTTTCTAATTTGTCGTTGTTTAGATTGGTGAAGTTAGCATCACCTTCGGCAAATGTTAAGGCGCTGCCTTTGCCTGTTCTTGTTACTATTGTTGCCATGCTAATCTCCTCTAAGCAAGTTGGGGGTTGCTACTATAAGGGTAGTAGCGGACTGCAGAATTACAGTCGCTACCCCCATAAAACTATTAGTCTAGGCTGATAGTTAGGTTGCCAGTTGAAATTTGGAAAGTATCTCCAGTTTCAATGGTCTTACTTGTAGTAACTGCACCATGGAACAATAGGTTGCCTGCTGCTGAAGCATCATACAACGAAATGTGTGTAATAGTACCCCAGTTGCCTGTTGCTGCATCAAACGTAATTGTTGCGTCTGTTGAAGCTGAGCCAGCTGCTGCTGCTGCAAAACTTGCTACTTTGCGAGTATAACCGTTGCCAGTTATTTCGTTTGCACCTGAGTTGTCGTCTGATGGGCTACCTGTGTGTAAGCCAACATAAACACCTGCTGGTGCTGTGTATGGTGTTGTTGCTAGAGCATGGTCTAGTAATTTTAGTTCTAAATAATCTGAAGCTGCCGCCATTTTAATTCTCCTTTAAAGATATGTCTGCGATTGTTTTCACGAAAGCAGACATTGTCTGCTATTGTTATTTATATGAAAACCTAATAAAACCCTAAAAAAAGACTAAAAAAGTTTACCAATAACCATTGAAGGTTGATACGGTGCCTGTTAGTAGTGTATCACCACCACTTGGGGGCGGATCAAAGCTGGTAATTACATCAATTTGTACTCCGCCTGCACCAGTAACTGGATCAATATTAACAGTTGATCCAATTGATATTGCCGCAGTTGCTTCGCCTGGATTGGTTACACTTAGTGTTGTAGGAACTGCTGTGCCGCCAACTGGTGACAACGGTAAGAATGCAGTTTTCTTTACGCTTATTGATTTAAGACGCTGTGTGTCTGCATCAAATGTACCACACCACATAATAGGAACTTCAACATACTCACAAGCAAAATCACCTGGCTTACTAACACTTGGCGGTGTAGGTCCAGTTGTAGCATTGTTAGTAACTGTAATATCTGCTTGATTGTTAGTAATTGCGCAGGGATTGTTTAAACTGCTTCCAACAAATACACTTATACTTTTACTTGTATCATACACTCCGTCATCAGCAGTTACAATATTAAGGGTAGCAGTATTGTTATTAATTGTAACTGTACCTGATGTAGCTGGTGATGTCATCTTTGGTGTACCATTACCAAATATGTTGTAACTTAGAGTAGTGCCATTTGCATACCCTACCGTTGTTATGGTAACTGTAGTTGACGCACCTTCTTGAATTGAAGTTGGACTTGCTACAACATTTTGTACATATTCTGTTGGAGCAGGTTTTACATTAATAACTGTAGCTTCGCCATCAACTGTAACAGTCATTGTCTTATCTGCACTTACAGTAGGTGTAATTACAAGAGTGCCCGGTGTTGTGCCTACGATTTGAATGTTTCCAGTTAGCGGAACGTCTACTTCTCCTGCACTAACACCTGTAATTGTATAAGGATATTCAAATGCCGGATTGTCAAAGAAACAACTTTCGCAACTGCTTTCTAAACTAAATGTTACAGGAGAGCCACTACAAACATCAGTTGCACTTGCACTTTTAGTTACTGCTCCGCCTGTTGGCTTTGCAATACTTTCTATTGCTTTTTGTATATCAGGGTCAGCAAACTTGCCTTCATTAATAATTGCACCAGTGTCTTCGTCAACTGTAAACAAACTATTAATTAACCCTAGGGCGGCATTGGCTGCTAATAGTCCGCCCATTTGCTTACCAATACTAATGTCGTCTTTTAAGTCTAGTTCTTCACTTAGTAGTTTTGATTTGATGCCAGTGAAGTTTGAACGATATTCGTATGTTAATCCAGTACCACCACTTGAGTTGTTTACACCAACTGTTGGATCATAGATGTTTGCATCATATTCTTGTGCTGTGATGCTGAATATTAAATTGCCATCGTCTTCATCTTCTTCTTCAATTTGTATTACTCTAAACAACTTGCCAGTAAAGTCAAGGGCACTATTTGTAATGTCAACAACATCGCCTGCTCTTACAGTGTTTGCTTCAAAGTTAGCACGGAATTCAATAATCTTATCAAGTCTGCTTTGTTTTAATTCGCGACTGGCAATGTAAGCTGCCTGAACAGGTTCATTTACAATTGGTATTTCTATGTTAAGAACATTGTCTATTTCTTGTGCAAATCTATCTGCTGTTGGAACAGTTAATTGTATTTGATCCGTTGTGTCTCTAGTATCTTTGTTAGGGAATGTTGCAACAACACTGTTGTATAAGTCATTAACACCAGTGCCGCCTACATTTATTTCACCAATAATGTTTGAGTCATCAAATGCACGAACACTGCTAGATGTTGTATTAAGAATAACAATCCACTTGCCTTGTTGCGGATCCCATGTTAAGTAGCATCCACTTACGTTTGCTAGTTGATTAAGATTGTCTAACACATTATTGCTTGTGTTTATTAATCCGTTAATTTTAAATTGATCTAAAGAAGCCATCTGTTTATCCTACGTTTGTTATTATGACAGTTTTATCTTCAGTATTTGACACTGGAGTTGTTACGTCATATGTTAATTGAATATTACTAATACTAGAACTTGTTAGTGTTATTGTATCTATATCACTATTAACCTCAGCCTTTGTGCCTACTATTGTATATGTTTTTGCAGTATCATCAAATGCTTGTGGCTTAGGTCCATATGTGTATGTAACAAATCCTTTATCGCCATTACCGTCAATGCCAGTGGCAACAATTTCGGTGCCGTCTAAATTAATTTGCCAGCCGTATATTATATCCATATAAGGTGATAAATCAATTGTTCTGTCTTCAGTAAATGTATTAGTTGATTCGTCAAAATCAATTTTAATAAATTCAAAATCAGTCTGAGAATTAACTAATTTAAGAACAACTGTTGTTCCGTCATCGCTTACTTTATAATCATTTAAATTAAATGTAGAACTAGGTGTAAAGCTGGTAGTCTGTGTGTAAGTTTGTGGTGCACTGCCTGTGCCTCTTGTCATCACATAAAGATTAGTTCCGTCACCGTAAATATACCTAGTTCCATCTACAGTAAAATAACTGTTACGCTTTGAATTTGAAATCTTTTCATCAAAATACCAAACACTGCCACTTCCGGTATAATAGTAAGTATCTGTATCACCAATTCCGTCTGATATTACTAATTTTGTGCCATCTGCTGATAGTCTAGTCTGGCCCCAACCATAACTGCTATTAAGGTCATTATCTGGATCTGTAAATGTTTTTACTCTACTGTAATCTCCTAATCCAGTGCGTGTATAGATGTAAACTGATCCTGCTCTGTTTTCACCAGTATCTATATCAGTTGGTTCAGCGATAGCAAGTGTGTCACCGTCCCTACTGCATGAAATCTCTAGTCCAAACCAAGAATCAGCAATGTTGCCGACTTGACTAATTGTTTGTTTCAGTGCCCAAGTTGTGCCTGACTGTGTAAATGTATTAGTTGCTTGATCATATCTTTTGTAAACGTAAACTCTGCCAATAGGATCATTAACAGTGCTGCTGCCTAAGTAACCAAACCCACTTGTAATAACTGTATCGTCATCTGCCATTATTATTCTTGAGCCTAAGACTTGATTAGCGCCGACTCCAAATATTGATCTAACTAAACTATATTCTGTGCCAGTTTTAATAAACCAATGCAGTGCGCCATTGTCTGTTTGAACTGTATCGTCTCCAGGATTACCAAGAACCAATACATTATTTGTACTTCCGTATGCGCCTCTTATTAATTCACCAGTTGAACTTGCAGTATATGTATATTCTTGTTCTACGCCCCAACGAATTACACCAGTAGATGATATATTTTGGACTTGGCTAGTAATTGCTGGAGTTAGTGTTAGTGTGTACTCGCCATTACCAGTATAATCAGGGTCAAGTATTTGTGGAGCATCTAACCCTATATTACTAGCAACAGTTGATGTATAACTAGCAGTGCCTCTTGGCTCAGTCAAATAATCTAAATTTAAACAATTCATTTGTTGTCTAACTGAATATGTTATTGCACTTGTACTTACGGTACCTTGATACTGTAGATAAAAGTCTGCTTTTACACTGGTGGTTGATATTAAAATGTTTGCAAGTAAAGTTTCTACTTGAGATTCATTTCCAGTAAGTGATAACACTTTAGTAGATTCATTCCAAACACTGCCAAAACCCAGTGCTGTCATACTATCAACTACACTTAAATCGCTTGGTGTAACAGTAATATTCCAAGTTCCAGGAGTACCGTCATAAACAATAGTTGGTGTTCCAGTAATTGCTTGATCGTTTGTTGATTTGGTAAAACTAAATGTGCTTGTGTCACTAAATCCTGCAGGTGTTAAATTAGCAGTAACACTAAAGTAATCTGCTAACGCAGTAGTTGTACCTCTTGTAACATTGGGTGTAACTGTTAAACTTGCAGTAGAACTTACTGCTAACACTGGCACAAATGTACCTACTTGCCAACTTGATTCTTGTATGCCTTCTGGTGTATTATATCTAATAGTTGAAGTGTAAAAAAAACTGCCTTGGAATGTGTTTGGAATAGTAATAGTTGGTGCTCTAACTGTTTGCCAATCACTTACGCTATCAATTCCTTGCATAATAAAAACGCCATTACTACTTACAACACTGCATCCAGCAGGTATTGTGCTCCATGATACCGTTGCGCCAGGTACACCACTGACATCAATTTCATATTCAACTAATGCTTGTGTAGGTTTTATAATTTCGTCAATTTCATTACTGCGTTGTGCAGTAAATGATTGCGTTTCAATAGTAAAATTTAAATTTCTTGATGTTAACCAAGTTAATTTAGCTCCATACGGACGATTGTCTGTAAATGTAACTGTGTTATTTGAATAATTGTTAAGTTCTGTTAAACTGCTCATTGTGCTTCAATCTCCGCTGCTGGTATACCTGCTCCGTAGCGTGTATTAGTCATATAATCATACAAACAATCACCTGGATCTGTCATTGTATTTGACAATTTAAATTTAATTTCTCTACCAATACTTGTAAGTTTTTTGTTTTGTTCGCTGCTGTACCTAAACTTCATAATGCAGAATACTAAATCATTCATTGTGTCTGTGCTAGTCCATCCAGGCATAATATCGTATGCCGGTTGTGTGTTACCAGTTGATTCACTATAAAAACTCGCTGGACTTGTGCTGCCGCCACTGAATGGATATACTTCAATTAAGTTTGCCCACTGTTCACTGTTGTTGCCACTGTCATCCCATATGGTGCTTACTGTTGTGCCAGTGCTGTCAAATCCAAGACGCATCCCATCAACGTATATTTCTTTGAAACTAATTGCACTGGCTGTTCCGTCAATCTTTGTGCCTGTCTTTTCACATAAGGTAAAGCAAACCCACATATCAAAGTTGTTGTCTGCCATAACTGCATCTGTAATTTTACCAGTAACAAAGCCTTCGCCGTACAACACTGGAACGCTGTATTCTGTGTCAGGATCAAGTGTAAACTGTGTGCCTTTGTCTGGTTGTTGATTTGCTTTTTGGGCACTTGCTGTTACTCTGTTTAGGGCATAACCTAAAAGTGCAGTTCTTGCTAGTTGACCACCTATGCTGCTGCCGCCTACAAACCCTAGGGCTTTTTTGCCAAAGCCTACTATACTATCTATAAAACTCATTGTGGTGCTCCAAAGTTAAATTTTGTACCTTTAATAGTTGGTACTCTATTCATTGCAGTGTCACTGGGGTAAAAAGTCTTTTGACTTTGTGGATTTGTTTTACGTCCGCTAATCTTTTGACTTAGTATGCCTACACTGCTTGCACATTCCAACATTAATATATGGCTACTGGTTCTTGAATCAACGTCAAAGTCTTCTTGAATTGAATAGTTGTTAACACTACCTATAAACCTGCCCGTAATGGTGCCAATTAGATCGCCTGCTGAATTAAAATAGCCGCGGTATATACTTATTGGGCAACCTTTAATCTTGCTGTGTACAATTTCATTGATACTGTTGGTTGGTATGCCACTGAGGCCTATGGTTACAGGATTTTCACTTGGACGCAATTCATTAGTGCTTGATGTAACACTTAGAAATTCGCCAAGGGCAGTGTATACTTCTGAGTTAATTGTAACTGGTGCATCGTAATCACTAAAACGTAATACTTGTGATGAATATGCTCCACTTGAAGTTGTTCTGTATTCGTCAACTTGTAAGCGAACAAACATGCCTACTCTAACGCTGGTGTATGAGTCTAAATTAGGCATTTACACCTCCACAAACACAAAAGCGCCGTCCCAACTTACTTGGTCCCTTGCAAATATAGTCCATTGAGGGAATTGAACACAAATAACAGTATAATCTTCTTCAGCAGCGCCTGGATCTACATCGCCATAGTACCAAGGAAACTTGGTATACAATATTGATATGCTGTCAGTTGTGTGTTTGTCTAATGCTTCAGCTGCTAGAATATTAGCTCTAACCTGACTCCAGCGTGGACCATCAGGTAGTTTAACTGTAAATGTTTTTTTAGGTGTTCCGCGATTGACTGCTTTTACAGTACCGTCTCTTGCTTGTGTGCTGCCTACTGTATCAAGTCTGTTGATACTTAGTGTTTCAGCGTTGTCTACTATCCATTGAAAGCTCATCTGTTTATCTCCTTACCGGTACTTTTCTTGCACCCTGTTGTGCTACTGCGTGTATGAAGCCAGGATCTCTAGCAATCATTGCTTTGAAGCTTGGCGCATCTACTGCATTAATGTTATAGATAACTTGTGAACCACCGCCACCTAGGCCATCTAATGGTGTAATGTTAGCAGGTCCGCTAATTAGTTCAGGACCTTTCTCACCAACAATTCCAAACTGTCCACTTGGTATTAATCCACCATTAGCAAAGAAGCCTGCAAACGGACTTGATCCTCCGCTGCCGCCACCAAATGCACCAAATGTGCTGGCAATCAATTTTTGTATTTGACTGCGTAATAGTTCTTCAAGTATTGTATTTACAAGATCCTTAAATTCAAATTTTCCTGTCTTGGCAAAGTTTACAATGCTATCTTCCATGCTCTTGGTTGTTTTGTTAAACAGTCTTTCTGCTTGTTTTCCTGCGTCTGTGGCATTTTTAGCATATTCATCAAACGCAGTTTTCCAGCCTTCAGCAAAGGATTTTTGTGCATTTTTTGCTGCGTCTTCTGCATCCTTTGCTGCTTTTGCTTTTTGTTCTTCTGCTGTACGGAATGCAGTAACATTAGCTTCAATCTGTCTTGCAGCTTCTTGACGTGCTTGTATAGTACGTTGTGTAACTGCGTCAATTGCAGCTAATTGCTGTGCTAGAATTTCTGGATCAGAATTTGCAAATTGTTCTTGGATACGGTCTTTGGCTGCTGTTGCCAAACGCTCTTCTTCAATACGTATTTCTTCAAGTGTTCGTTTTATGCCTTCAAATGCACTTAAATCTGCTTGTTCTGCTGCTTTGGCAATACGTTCATCAGCTGAAGTATTATACGCTACGACACTTACATTTAGTGCATCTTGCAAGCGTTTTGCTTCAGCTAGTTTTTCGTTTGCAGCTTCTTGTGCTCTTGCTACTCTTAGGATTGCATCGTCATAGTCGTCAAATACTTGAGTGGTAGTTGCTGCTGAAGAAGCAGCAGTTCTAAGTTCAGCAGCAGTCTCTCTTAGACCATCTGCCATAGGTTTAGTAAAATCTGAAGCGTTAACTCCTGCTTGTTCTATTTCTTCAAATATAACTAATGTTCCGTCACGGTAACTTTCAAGTATTCCTTCTAACTTACCAATTCCTACAGCAGTTTTAACTGCTGTATCAGTTAAGCCTAGCTTATCAAATAATGTAAAATCTTCTTGGTTGGCTTTTAATTGTGCTAAATTGCTTTCCACTCCTGCAATATAATCGTCAACATTAGTGCCTAGATCCAAGAACATTGCATCAAACCCTACTCCGGGTATATTGCTAATACTTACAATTACTCTTTGTAATGCTGCAAGTGCACCATACATTGTATTAACAAAAGAATCAACGCCTCTGCCAAATCCTTCTAAGAAATCTGCAAGATATTCTGTTACGTCAGCAGCAAGATTTTGAAAACCACCTGCACGTAACAACCCTGTAGTTTCAAGCAATCCAACAATTTGATCTTTAAGGAATAAGATTGCATCGCCAAGCCCTCTGCCAATAACCTGTGCAATACCTTTGTTCTGCTCAATAAAGTCTGTTAAGCCAATTGTAAGTTCTTTGATAGCAGGAGCAAGTCCCGTACCAAATTCGTTTGCGAGGTTTGCAACTGATATTTTGAAGTTACTGATAATTATTGATAGATTGTTTAGTCTTGCTTCTGCTGCACCACCAAACTCTTTGTCTAGTCCTGCCAGTAAGTTGTCAACAATTATTCTTGCGCCTTCAGCAGTCTTGCCAAACTCACTTATGCCATCTCTAGTAAGTCCAATTTCTCTTTGAAGTATTCTGTAAACAGGAATGCCTCTGTCTGCAAGGCGTTCTAGTTCTTCAAGACCTAAGCCACCTCCTGTAGTTCTTGACAACAGTGCAGTAATTGCTTCTAGTGAGCCAATTTGATCAGTAGTAACAGCCGCAGTATCAGCAAATGTTTTTAACAGTTTTTCTGTTGGCTCAATACCTGACGCTTTTAATTGGATAAAACTCTTAGATAAATCTTCAATGCCAAATTGTGTTTGCGTTGCAAATTTACTAATAAAATCAAAGGCTTGCCCGCCTGCTTGTACGCTTTTTGTAACAGTGTTTAAACTAGTTCTTAAATCTTCAAAGCGAGCTGTTACATCAATAATCTCTTTAGTTACAAGAGCAGCACCAATTGCAACTAATGCAGATTTAAGTCCACCTAATGCTCGTGTTGCGCCTTTGGTATCTACGTCTACAGAATATTTTAAATCAGCCATATTATTTCCTCATTATCTTCTTCAACTGTTGTTTAATAAAACGTTCAGTTGGTTTGCTCATGCCGTCTGGTGCTTGACGGCTATATCCGTTATCAAGAGGAACTGCATAATTGTAATTGGCTTTAATTTTACTGCCTTGCAATCTAGTGCGGCGGCGTGCATTACCTGATCTAATAGGTGTTATACTTTTCCAATAATCATATGCAGCTTCAGGTAATACTTTTACCTTAGCACTTATCTTAGTTGCGCTTGGAGTAATTCTATTTTTTACTACCTTTATTTTAGCCACCTTGTTGCCCTCTTACTTGTTGCATCATCGCCATCATTTCTTCTTGGCTCAGATCCTTGTTTGGTTCGTTTCCTTCTCTCGCTTTACTATTTAAATAGTTTTCATATTCAATAGCAACAATGGCACACCTAATATCAATAGTGTTGCCCAGTTTTAGTGCTTGACTTGGCAGTATGCCGTAACGCTTGCAAACCAAGTCAAGCGTTACCCAAGCATTTACTTCTCCATTGGCTCTGGTGAAGTCTGGGCTACTAGGTTTCCCAATTGTTTAATACTTTCTTCAATTACAGCTATCATGATATCTGGCGGTAACATTCCCTTGCCTTCAAGAATTAATTTACCGTTTTTATCTCTGATTAATTTTTTGGTTATGTTTGACATATCACCAAGGCCGTCTTCTCCTGACATTTTAGCCAGTTGCATATAGGTGTCTAGGTCTTGTCTGTCGTGGATGTAAAACACAAGTGCCTCACCGTATTTTTCTACGATTTCTGCCTTGTCAATTTTAATTTCTACCAGTTGTGGTTCGTTTACTAGGGTTTCTAAAAACATCTCTTAATCTCCTGTTCTTTCAATCATTTTGTTAGCAAGTACAACTAAGAAGTTTAATCTTGAAGTTGCCTTGGTAATATCTCTTTTAGCACAAGCGATTTCGTTGCTTGCTTTTGCTGTTTCTGCAATTATACTCTGCAAGAGTTCTGTATCTGTTTTATTTTCTATTAAATCTTTCATCTTTTAATCCTACATTGTATTTAGCCACATAAGAAATAAGGGGGCGTAAACCCCCTCATCCTTGTGCCCGCACGCTCTAGAGTGTGATTATGCTACTGTGTAATCGCCATCTACTGTAATAGTAATTGGTGATACCCATACTGGGCTGTCTGCACTTACAGTTGGGGCAAGTCCTGTGACATAACCTTTGCCTGTAATTGTTTTACCTTCTACGCCGTCAGACGTGTCGCCAAGGTAAAGTTCAAAGTCAAGCAAGTCTTTAGCTGTTGATAAGCCAAAGATTCCCTTGAAGTCTGCTTCGCCTGAAGTTGCTCCGCTGTCGCCAAAGAATACAGTTTGGTCAAGTACGATGTTCATTGAAAGACTGTTAGTAGCAGTAGTTGCAATTTGCAATTTACTACCTTGATCTAACTGTGTCCATGTAAACACGTCATTGGCTGCATTAACAGTGACGTCCTGGAGTGCAGGTACTGTTAGTTCTGGTGTGACCGCATTGTTAGCTTCAACACTAAGTTTTAGAGTTGATTGCTTTGATGCTACACCTGGTGCTGGATAGATATAAGCCATATTGGTTTCCTTTAAGTTAATTAATCCTAGTTAGTCTGTATTCCACTGTAACAATTAGTAAGTCCTCTTCATAGTCTGTTGAGACCGTGCTTTCTCTTGTGTGAGCGCCGTCTAATACTATTGTATCTTCAAGCCCTCGCAAACTTTGAATGATTGCGTCTAATTGTGCAAGTGGATTTTTTGCGTCAACAGCAAGATAGACACTGACTGCTGTTGTTGTATTGCTGATATTTAAACCATTGAGTGCTTGTATTACAGGAACACTTTCGTATTGAGTACGGTCCACATAAAGAGTTTTTGGATTCTTTATGTAAATTGCACCTGACTCATCATAAGGTAATTCATTGCTTAACTTTATTCCGTTAAGCGCCAAAGCCTTAATTTTGTCAATTACTTGTGTTCTCATCTTACTCTTCTTAAGTTAAAATATCCTGGTTCTCGCTCATCTGAATCAACAGTTGCATCATCATCAAAGTCATACCAGTCGCCTGCTATAATAAGTTCACCAAATAGACTCTCAGCACGATTCTGATAGTAGCCCATCTTTGCTCTGTCTGAGTCATTTTCATCTCCAAAGTCTGCGACTTGTGGAAGTATATAATCAGCTAGTGCAGTATAAACGCAGAGTTCAGTGAAATCGCCTTGGCGTCCCAGTATCTTCCCTGCGTCTATGCTTGGTATATCAGCAACGCTAGAATACGCTATACTTGAGTCACGATGTCTATAGTAGTCTCTCCACCATTGACTTGTGCTCAATTTACTTAATATTCTTTGCGTTGCCCTTATTAGTGCGTCTTCAACAACTTCGTCAGTTAAGCCTTCATTACTGTCAAATAGACGCTGATCTCTTTGCAGAACATCTGAATATTCTGCAAAAGAAACTACAACATCTGATTCAATAATAAAAGCCATTTTAACTATCCTTAAGCTACGTTGATTAACTTAACGCCACGACCGGCGTCAATAACACCAACGCCTGCGTGTAGACTTGCAACGATGTCTTGACCAACTGCTTCTGGACGACGTGCTGTTTCAATGTCAACATTTTTCTGCATTGCGATACGCATTGCGTCACCTGCAAAGATGAAGCCTTTGTTAGCGCCTGTTACATATGAACTTTGGAACAAGCGAACGCCTGCGATTTGGCCCAAGAAGCCATTACGCATTGCTTCACTTTGGAAGTCACCACCGCCGTAAGCTGCTGTACCAATAACTTTCATCAAGTTAGCGGCTTCAACTGTTGAAATAACACCCATTAGTGGTCCTGTTTCACCATTGCCACGGATTTGTGCAACTGCGTCAAACAATGCGTCAACTGTCATTGGATCTGAATCTGAAGTTGATGCTGTTAGGCCGTCCATTGCTGTAACAACTGCTGTGTCAAATGCTTTTGATACTGCGTTGCCCAACACTCTACCAATTTCACTTGGATCAATGTTGCCTAAGTCACGTAGAACTGAACGTGCTGCGTAAACATCACACTGGATAGTGTTTTTTGTGTCTGCTGAAAGAACTGCGTCTAAATCAACGCCTGTGCTTGCTTCTGCAGTTAGTGTTGTAGCTGCAACTGCTGCCAATTCAGGAACTTGTAGAAGTCCGTTTGGAGAGTTTACAACTGGGATCATTCCGCCGCCTAAGAACAATGATTGCTCGTGAGCTGCGTATACTGTTGCCGCTTTTGCTGCGACGAATAATGCATCGGTGTTAAAACCTGATGTGTATGCTGCGTTTGCCATGATAATTTTCCTTTATTTGATTATAACAAGCCACGTTGTTTGGCTTGGGCATATAGTTTTCTGTGTTCAGGATTGCTTAGGTCCATTTTAGAAAGATCAAAACCATCAACAGCATTAGTGCCTTGACTGCTTTTAGTATTAGATGTTGCAGGTGTAGGTTGAACAAAATGCGGATTCGCATCTAAGAATTCTCTAACAAGGTCGTCAACACCAACTGGTGCTCCTGAATCATTGTAGCGAACTGCTCCTGTATTATCAACTACTTCTACATCACCATCTTCATTAAGTCTTACATTTCTTGCAAGTAAATTTTGCACTTGCTCAGGGTTGACACTTTTATATTTTGCTGCTGTGTTTAGCAACGGTGTGTTAACCTTGTATTCCTTAATAATACTGTCTCTCTTTTGGATTTCACTATCCTTTTTTGAAGCAAGTTCTTGTAGAGTCTTTTCAAACTCTCCACGCTTGAGTTGTTCTTCTTGTCTGCGCTGTTCTTCAGCGGTTTTAAGTTGTTTCAACTCTGTAGGATCACCTAAGCCTTCATAAGGTTTAAGCAGTTTCTTTTCCAACGATCCGCGCATACGGGCCATCATATTATCAACTTCATCCTGTGTGTAAGATCTTGTTTCTTGAGCCTGATTTTCAGTTTGTGCTGCTGCATCAGTTGCAGTGTTTGTAGCCAATGTTTCAGTATGGTCCATTGTTAACCTCGCCTCCTTGTTAGAGTATGTTTGTTGTACAGTTATTTAGCAGATTGCTTAATAATCGTATTATTTATGCTGGTTATTTGCCATAACCTTTTTTCTTGGGTTTCTTCTTAGGTTTTGCTTTGGGTTTATAATTTTTCATTTGCTTCTCCTTGTGATGCTCATTCTTGTGCGAACGCCTCTCTTTTTAAGTTGCGTTTGCGATATTCTCATACCTTTGTTGAAGCTGCTTGAACTTCTAGTAAGAGTTCTTCCACCGCCACGTGCATAACGTGCTCCTGCACGATGTCCATCGCAGGCGCCTTTGCATTGACTTTTGTAATAGGTAGCCATCTTACTCGCCTGTGTTCAACAGTTCTTGCTTGGCTGCATCAATGTCTGCAGGTGTAATTTCTGGGTGCATTTCAAGTATTTGATTGTCAGTATAACCTTCCATAATCATAGCTTGAATGTGCTGGCTCCTATCTGCAGGAGTTGTAGTTGAGTGATCCAACGCCTCTTCATCATAGTCAACATCCATCCATTTTGCAATTTTCTTAGCAACTGCCTTTTGAATCTGTCTATCATTAGGTGCTGCTTCAGCTGCTACTTTAAGTTGATTGATTTCACTTGCAGTGTCACGAATGTTAAAGCTGCCTGGATAGTTGATTTCACCTGTCCACTCACGGTTTAGATAATCACACACAATGCGCCATATGTTCTCTTCAGCAAGTTCTAGGCTGTTGGCTTTGTTTGACAAGCGACTGTTAAGTAGTTGGAATTCTGTTTCCATTGCTACTCCACTCATTGTGCGACTTTCTGTTGCACGGACTGCTCCAGTGTTAGCTAGTTTGTCAATTGCATTGGTTGCATGATTGATTGCAGTGTATATTGATTCAACACTTGCACCATTAAACTCTAATAGGTAAGGTTTAAGTGCTGGATCCATTGACTCATCCATGTGTATGATTGAACCTGCACCAATGCCTGCGTTAGTGTCTGGTGTCTTTACTAGGCTTGGGTGAGTGTTAAGTCTAATGCTTTGTTCAACTTCACTGGTGCTGTTATAGATAAACTTTTGCAAATCTGCAATGTCTGAGATATCACTAAGTCCAATACCACGTAGACTTGAACGCTGGTTGTAGGCAATAACTGCTGGAATGTATCCAAGCTGATTGTCTTCAAGTATTTCTTCAATTATTCCATTTTCTTCTACATCAACAGTTGTGGTTTTGATAGCTACAGGTGTCCACTCTTTGATTACTTTAACACTACCATTAACGTCTTCAAGGTATTTAAAATAGTCTAAACTGTAGCGTCCGCTGGGCTGTCTAGCATATTCCCAGTCAAGCACTGTGAGAGGTGTTAGCATACTTAGATATGGACGCACACCTTGATCACGTTGATCCGCTAGTGTTTGGGCATTTACGTTGGCTTGTGTAACCATTACCCATGCGTGTCCATACACACTAATCCAAGTGTGTAGGTCATTCATAAACTGATCCATACTACGGTTTTCAAAGTCACAATCACGTAGGAATTCACGTGTCTCTGTCATGCCCTCTATTAAACCAAGCTCACGCTCAGGTGGTGTTCTAAACAAGAAACTATTGTAAACACTAACAGTTGACTGGCAGTGATTCTCTAGGGGTGTTGTTAAACATCTTGCCATATACTCAGCATGGCTTTCATTAACGTAACGTGTTAGGTGTCCTGCTTGTGAGTATTCTTGTCCGCCAATGTAGCTTTCTAAATAATACATCCAACGGTCTTGTAGTTCATGATAAACACTATTGCCTGATAATAGTCCATCAACTTCATTTTGTATTGTATCTGTTATATTCATTTTTGTTCCTTAAGATATTTTGTGTCCCCAACGGGCTGGTTGCTCTGTTTGTGCGACTGTTTTTCTAATAGGATACATAAACGCCACGCAATAACTCAAGGCATCAAACATATGGTCGTATCCTGAGTCTTTGTCCGGAACCATAGTACCTTCTTTAAACTGGTGCTTGTCTAAACACTCTATCGTATATTTAGCTGTCTTTGCTATATAGAGGTTAACTTTACCGTCTGCTGAACGAAAACGTGCGTTAATGGCGTTTATTCTATCCCTTACTGGGTCGTGCTTGCGCGGTGCTTTTACTACAAAGCCTGCGTTTTGTAGTATCAAGTGGTCACTCATTCCACTACTTGACGTTTGTCTTCTACTGCCACTAGGGTCAGGATAAACAAACACTTTTGAATTTGGATATCTACGTTTGATTTCCATGCTCATTTCGTCTGTGTTTGAGGCAAACATCTGTATCTCATCAATTACAGTGAGTGTTTGTGCATCCATTTGAACACTTATGGTTGCCACAGCTGGGTTAATGTTGAAGTCCATGCCCACGTGTATGATACTGGTGTTTGCTTGTTTGGGTTCGTCTATTACATGAACGTCTCTGGCAAATGCCCATGCTACTCTGTTTTCATATGTTTCAAAAGTAGCAAGGAATTCTTGATTGAACTGTCTCTCACTCATATCCTGCCGGGCTGCTAGTATTTCTTGCTCAGTAACAAAGCCACCTTGAACTGTTGTGAATTGAAATGCACTCCAGTCTGTGAGTTCTTTTGCACTAACGTACAAGTCATAGAATGGATTGCTTTTGCCTTTGGGTGTTCCAATAAACAGTGCACCACCTTGTTGATCCGCTAGTGCAGGACGAACAATCTCACCCCATAGGCTTTCTAGTTTACATTCAGCAGCTTCATCTATCACAGCATAACTTAGACTTACACCACGTAGTTTGTCAGGATCTTCTGCACCCTTGAGACTTATAGTGCTTCCATTCTTGAGTAGTATACTAAGTTCACTTTCATTAATCTTACTTACCCAGCGTAGGTCCAGGAGTCTACGTTTGAGAGGCTTCCAAAGAATCATCTTGGCCGCTCTATAACTTGTAGTAATGTAGAATATCTCTTGATTGGGTACTCTAGCCCTATAACAGATTTCACGCATACTAAGATAAGTTTTACCAAAGCGTCTACCTGCTACAACTACCTTGAAACGACTAGAGTTGTCTGCTACAGTTTGCTGAGGATTACTAAGCTTCATAGTCCCTCAACGTAGGTGTTTATTTTATAGATTAATCGTTCAGTTTCAGTGAGACGATTGTTTAGTTTTTGATGACTCTCTGCAAGTTCCTCTACGAGCTTTGCAACTTCATTGTGGGCGTTAATTAAATCGTTAAGTGTTCGCTCATGATTGTGTAGTATGTCATATGGATCAAAGTCATCATTGAACATCACGGTTCCTCTTTTTAATATCACTGAAGTGCTTGCGGCGGCTAACAACTTCAACATTGGAAAGGTGCCAACCCTCTCCTGGAGTTATTTGTTGCATACACATATTGTCAGCACGTCTTCCACGTGCAAACCAGTCTTCATCACTCCACATTGTTTGCCATTCTTCAAGAGTTAGTGTGTACTCTTCATTGCGGTAATTAGCTTGTGCTTTATGCTTGAGGTATCCATAGTGCTTGTCATGTGCAATTCTGCAAGGTCCTGTTTGCCAAGATTCAGGGTCTGGATTGCGTCCACGTTTGCCTGGACCTCCCACTGTCTCAGGGGCATATCTAAATTTATAAGTCATTGTGAGTGCCTTTGGGTTTATAGGTTGGTGTATATGTTCTCTGACGTCCATATGGCATTGTGCGCCAGCCAGCATTGTCAGGAGTCCAACCTTTGCTCCAGTCATCTCTACAGAACTGATCCGTAGGGTTCTTTCTTGGACCAAGTTCATTGAGCCAAGTTTCAAAGTCTTGCCAGTCAGGATGTATGTGTAAGTCTAGTTCACGTGCTTTGTTGAATGCGTTATACCACACACGCCATTCAAGCAAGTATTCTTTTCTAAGATTGTTCATACAAGTATTTATACAAAAGCATTATTTACTCATAAAAAAAGGCTCTAGGGAGCCTTTTTAATGTAACCTAAGGGTGTACCGTCTGGATTGTATATTACTATTCTTTCACTTGCACTACAGAAACTTGGAGCAGCGGTGTGATTAATAGCTGCTTGCAAGCATGGGTCCTGACTGTCATAGTAGTTTGCGATAGTGTTACAGCCTGTGAGACTGAGCATCACAAACACTAAAATTAAAAATAATATGGGTAGGTATTTCATTACGCTGCCTTGGTGATTGCCTATACATTAAGTATAGCATCTATACACTGTTTGTCAACCTTTTTAAACCGCTTGCATTTATTCTACAACTAATGAATTCATTGTAGTAGGTGTCATCGTACAACACGTTCAAGTCAAATTGCAGCTTGGTTTCCCAGTATGCCATCATTGTTTTGTTTGCACATAGGTGCAGGATCTCTCGTGTTATTGTATGTGGTTCAAGTTTCTCAATGTCTGCACTGAGTGTCTTGCTGCTTCCGTAATACCGTTGCCAATCCGTTTCAATGCGACTATGCCGCTTATTGGACTTACCTTTGAGGGGCTTGCGTTTGAGGATGCTCCACAAGTTCTTTTTACCTATATACTTCATTTGATTTGAAGTGTTAGTAATACAATAAACAAACCCTTGATATTCTTCAGGGGCAGTTGTAAAAGGTTTGTCTTGGTA